CAAGCCTGTTGTCGAAGCATCCTGCACCTGTGCAAATAAGTTCTGAATCTGCTCTGTTGTTCCGGGCTGAGCGTTGATAAGAGTCTGGGCCATTTGGTCACCCATGAGCGGGCCTTGTGCGACAACTTGCTGGATGAAGTTCTGCGAATATCCTAGGCCGGCGAGCTTGGAAGCATCAGTGGCAAGGGTTTTCATGGCGTTTAGCTGGCTCTGAAATGAGTCAATGAGCCCGCTAGTTGTTCCCGAGCTGAAAAATGACTTGCCAAGGTCTATCTTCGTGACATTTGCAAATTCATTGGTGAGCAGGGCCTCTGATTGCTGAACAATGGCCAGTTGCTTGTCTGCGGCATCTTGTTGCAGTTTGGCGATAGCGTCATTGTTCGCCGCAGCTGCCGCGAGGTTGGCTTGATCTAAAGTCTGTTGTGCTGCAGCCTGTGCCTGATTAAAAGTCAGGTTTGCCTTGGCTATTGCATCGTTGTGAGTCTGAACCAACTTTTCGTATTGTGTCTGATAATCGCGCAAGTCCACATTCATTTGGTCGTAGATAGACTTGACTTGCTTTTGCTCGTTCATCAACTCTGTGGTTTGCTTCTTCATTTCGGCAATAACGGCAGCGGCAGATTTCTTGGCTGCGGCTACTGCGGCTTTGCTAACATCTCCGCCAGCTACTTGACCGGCAACTCCTGTATCTCCGCCAGCGCTCGAAACCCCAGCCGTTGAGAGCTGATCCGCTAAAGACTTGCCACCAATAGAAATCTTTTTGTTGGCAAGGTCATCTAACCCTTGGCCAAACTTGCCGACAGATACAGCTGCTTCATCAACGCTTTTGCCCATTGCCTTAAAAGGAGCGCCGAGGACAGGAATCTTTGCCACGGTGTCAATAACTTTTGCAACCGCTCCGAGAAGGTAGCCAAATCCTTCAACAACAACTTTGAGAACATCAACGACTACTTTGCGGAATCCCTCGTGCGTATTCCACAAGCTGATGAGCTGGCGCTCCCAGTAGGTCATGTATTTGATGATGTCCGTGATGGCCGGAATAATAAACTTGGTAATAATCTCCAAGAATTTTGTCAGGATTGGCATAACAACAGCGCCGACCTTGACTGCTATGTCATCAAACTTAGCCTTTAAGACTTCCATCTCGCCGGCAAATGTGTGCGTATATCCGACAGCCTGCCCGCCGATTTTTCCATTTAACTCATCGAACGCCTTGGCGATTGCCTGATTTTTAGGCAGAGATGTATCAAGCGTGATGCCCAGCTCGCGGAACGCTTTAGCTGAGCCCGTTGTTCCTCGGGCCAAGGTAGCTGCAGCGGTTGCCAAATCCTCGTGCTTGTATCGCGCAAGGTCGGCAGCCATGCTCATCAGCTTTGTGGACTCTGTTGCGGATCCTGTTGCTGTGATTAAAGTGCCATAGGCCGACTCTGTTTGCGCGGTAGAGAAACCAAGTGTGGACATCTTGTCCGATGTTTTCTCGATTTCTTCGCGGTTAGCGGCTGTGTTTTGTTTGGAATTATTAAGCGCAGTAGATAAGCGCTCGGTTGCTACTTGCGTATCCTTGATGGCTTGAACAGCATCTTCTAGGCCTTTTTGCAAGACCATTACGCCTTCAGTCATAAGGTTGCCAGCGAATACGCCGCCCATGACCGTCTTTAATGAAGAAAACTTGCTCTCTTGCGCCTTGGCAGCATCGCCAATCTTGTTCATGCCTTCTGTCGCTTGCGTTACAGCTGAGGTTAGATTGGCAAGCTGAACAAGAATCTCTACATTTAACGGTGGGACTTCACCTGCCATTTAAGCTCCCATCGCTGCTGTGAGGTATCCATAAACGATTTGTGAGGCCTTACCAGAGTTGATAAGTTCATCACGAGCTGGATACATATATGGGTATTTTACCCCACTTGTCCACTTTGATGAGCCGAGTTCTACTGCTCGCGCATAGTCAGCGCCTGAATCAACGCTCGCCACATAAGTTGCAAAACCACGCCGAAGCGGTGGGGCAGCAATGATGTTTCGATACAAGTTGCCCGTTGCATAGTTAGGGCCTTCTCCGGCGCGAGGCCCGATGTGCGGGTTATAGCGAAGTCGGCCGTTCACTGTTCGTGGCGGGTTAGTGGTCTCGTGAGCATTCTTGCGCGCCTGCGTCCATAGCTCTGTGGTGATCGCGCGGGTTGCTAATTGAGCCGCTTTGTCCATACGATTTTGCCAAGCATTAAGCGCCGCAAATACTTCGTTGCGGTTGTCGCTCATCGCTTCTCCATCTGCTCGATTTTGACTTCTTCGATGGTATCAGCAATAGCTAACAACCAATCAGCTCTCCCGGCAGGCAGGTTATCTACCTGCTCGGGTGTCCAGCTAAATCTGTCGGCAAACTTAAAGTAGAACCACTCGGTGTCTGGATAGAGCAGGTCATCAACCCGCTGGAATCCTTTCAGCCGATCCTTTAGGCGTTGGAGCTGTCTAAAGGGCTATCAGGGTTCAAACGGTTTTTATCTGTATCCGCCAACTCAGGGAACAAGTCCTTGGTGACATTTGCGGTCTCATCCATGAGAGCGACATAGTCTTTGATAGGCAGCTCGTCAATAGAGTCAGATTTGACCGATGGAACAAGAAGGTCGAATGACCAGTCCTCAATAATTGCAGCAAGCAAAGCGTTGCCGATAGCGATGCCCTTTTCTGCTTCACCCTTGTTATCTCCGGCGAGCATGATGCGGTTGCGGTCTTTGACTTTAAGATCTATTGCATCTTTGATAGTAACTGTTGCCCCTGATGGCAGGGTAATCTTTTTTGACATTGTGCCTCCTTGGTAGCCTTGTGAGCATCCTAGCAAAACTAGGCAGTAGCGGTGCGGGATTTCGGAAGGCGAACCAAATCAACCTGCCACCGCTACTGCGTTCTAGGTTAAGCGACCGAGGTGGTTATCGCGTTCTTAACAACCCACTTGATTGGTGAGTAGCCAACAGTTCCAGCATCGGTTAGGTTGCCTTGGGCATTGAAATCAACAACCACTTCAACGAAATCCTTTGAGCGCTCGATGACGGCGAGTGTGTATGCACCCTTTGTCATGGTCGCTTGGATGGATGTCTGAGACGCTCCTGAGCCGTTTGTCCAGTTAAAGACGAGAGCTGGCTGGGTGTTGGTCAAATAGTTGGTGAGCTGTGTGTCGTTTTCCATGATGAAAGTGGCCTTGCCGGTCACTTCCAGAGCGCCAACGAATACAGAGTATGGGGTCTGCACATTGGAGATTCCGTAGATAGGAGTCACGGGACGCTTCATGTCAATGTTGCCGTTTGTGTTATTGGAGATGCTTGTGCCGCCAACGCTCACAGTTCCGTACCAGACTGCGGTAGGCAGAACGGTCGAGAAGCTAGGGGTTGGGGTTGTGGTGGTGGCTGATTGCCATCCGGTGGACTTTGCATCGTATTCGAGCAAGCCGTCTGCGTTCCACTTTAGCGAGAAGTCGTGGAATTGGTGGCCTGTCCATGTGCGAACATTTGCTCCGTAAAAATCGAGCAAGGTGTAAGCAGAAGGCTGTGCATCTGCTGCTGCCGTTGCTGAGTTCTTTACTGCGAGAGTGTGAGTATAAGGAGCCGATCCTGTGACAACATCTTCACCAAGAACGCCAGCGAGTGGATAGATAACGGTGTCAGCAAATACTGCGCCGCCGAAATCAAAGGTCGAGTGAACGCGGCCCTGAATGTAGTTGTAGTTCTTCACAAGAGAACCGCGGAGGCCCTCATCGTACAAAGGTGTGTAAATGTCTTGTGGCTTTAAGGTGTTGGCAATAACTGGGATATAAGCGGTCGGAGTAGTGACTGCTGTTCCCTTTGTTGTTTCCTTAGCGATTCCGACATACGAACGGTGGGTATTTTGTACTGACACTTAGTTCACGCTCCTACGGTTGAGTCAGACGGGGCTGACGGTGTTGTTGTTTTCTTTGGTGCAGAAGCGAGAGAGACATCGGCTGAAATAATGTCATCCTTGGAGTCAAAAGTATCTCCGGGCTTGACTGTGAGGCCGAGAGTTGGAAACTCCCGAACATCATCGCCGCTGTATTGGTAAGTGGCCATCGTTCTCCTTATGCCTGAATCATTTGGGTAACATCGAATCGAATCTCTGCAAAAGTTTCCGTTGCCCCATTGTCTGAGGTAACCGGCTCTCCATACAAACAGTCGATCGCAGGTTCCGCGCCTTGCCAGACATTGACTTGGGTGGTGTCACCAAAGTTGTGGCTGGCTCGAAGCGTGTTCTTGATGTTGTCTATAAGTGTATCAAAATCCGACATGGCAGTTTCTGAGTGGTTTTGCATAGAGTGGTGAAAGACTTGCAAGATGACTGTGTAATCTACGCGCTTCCAGCCATTGGTTGCGCCGCCGATAGCTAAACGAGTTTCGCGCTCGCTCTGGATAAATATCACAGCGGCTGCGCGGCTTAACTGTCCAGCGGTTGCATTGACTTGGAAGTTGATGCGTTTTGGGAAAGAGGTAAATACCTGATTGAGCGTGGCGATATTTGCGCCCGTAAGGTAATTGTATAAAGTGGATCGGAGATTGGCGCGACCTACTGTCATTAGCGCATTCTCCGGAACGGGCTAAGAAGCTGCTTGGCAAGTTCGAGGTCTGAGCCAACGATGGACTGAACGCTTGGGCCTGACGATGCGCGGGTTGTGACCGCCATGGTGAGAGAGTTGTCTCCGCGGACTTTGAGGAAATCTGTGGTGATAAGGATGGCGGCCTCTTTGATTGCTTGCGGCATATTGCCTACCGCAACGCCAGAGGAGTGGGAGTATTTGAGCGTGCCAGTGATATTGACCGTGCTTGATCCGTAGGTATATGAAGGCGAAACAACAACCTGCTCGGTATTCGCGCCGTCATAAATAGTGACCACTGTGCCCGCTGTGAGGCCAATAGGGTCAATCATGGTGAAGGATGAGGCATTGGCCGTAGCTGTCGAAATAAGGCCGTTACAGAATCCTGCGGTGTAGTTATACGAGGCATAAATCTTTGAGCGCGTAGATGGCGGGAAGCCGAAAGAAAGAGGCCCCTGAGACGAGTAGGTTGTTCCTAGCTGGCTGAGCGGATAGACGATTTGAGACTTCTCAAACCAACAGCTCTGCAGGGCTGTAGCGCCCACTGTGACAAGGTTTGTCGGGGTTGGGCCATAGGCTAAAGAGTTGAGCGCGACCACATTGTTGTAGTCCGGAGAGATGACAAGAAACCCCTCTTGGGTCATGCGCGTGCGGGATTGCTCGGTGAAGTTTTGAGCAATCAGCGGCTGATTGACATAAATGTCAATGAACGAGGATGCCCGCTGGATGACCGAGGCCAATTCCGCGTCTTGCTGAGCCTGAGTACCGCCAACCACAAGGTTGTCATAGTCAATCGCCGTAGGAGCGTTTTTATACTCTGCGATTGTGAGGTATGACCCTGATTGAAATTGAGTGATTGGCGATACTGCAGATGTCATTCTTAATCTCCGTCTGTTTTAGGCGTGGAGTCGTATTCGTGCCCGCATCGAGAACATAGTCTGAACCATGATCCGAATCCGCATTGAGTACAAGTGTACCCGCGTTGAGCATCGCCTTGCTCATAGCGTGCAAGATTTTCCTCTGTGAAGCCTTCTGCTTTTAGCGCCTTAATGTGCTTGGGGTTTTCTACGGAATACAGGCCCGAGCGGTCTGCGCGGTAGCGTGTCTTTCCTGATTGCGAGTTGATGTCGGTCTCTTTGACGAATCCATCTCGCGGTGTTAGTCGTGCCATGTTTGCCCTCCTTGTTAATAAATAGGGAGAGAGCCAATTAAGACTCCCTCCCCATTTAGATTTTTACGAGTTATGCAGAGACGATACCTGAAACTACGCCATTCCATGTAGGAGCAACGCAGAAAAATGTACCGCGGAAATACGTGGAGAACTCGTACGCGAACTGAGTCACAGGCCATTGAATACCCATGTAGTCCTGCACCATGTAGTTAGACCAGACATCAGAAACCTCTGTGTCAGGAATTGGCAAGGTGTAGGAA